GGCCCTTGGTCCCTCGCGCTCGCTCCCGTGTGCGTGGCCCGTGGCCCGTGGCCCGTGGCCCGTGGCCCGTGGCGCTTGCGTCGCGGGCCGTTGGTTTTGCTCCATGGGCCGTGGCCCATGGCCCGCGCGCCGTTAGGCGCGCGGGTTTTTTCTCTGCTGCCGGTTTTCTTTTCTTTGATTTTTTCCCTTGAATGGTGGTGGCGGGGGTGGGTGGGCCCGCTAATCTTTTTTTGTTTTATTTGTTGCAAAGTGCTGGCGCGGTGATATAATTCAAGCTCCACAACAGAAAGGATAGAGATGAAATACGAAGTAACTATTCAAGCGCGGGTAGTCAAAACCTACACCGTTGAAGCAGATGATGAAGACGTGGCCTATGAGTTGGCACATGAGTTATTTTCTGTTTTAAATGATGACATCCCCGAACGGTATGAGGAAGAAACTCTTGATATCAGGGAGGTCAAATGACCGATCAGGAAAAAATTGATTTGCTTGGCGAGGCCTTGAACAATCTTATGCAATCTGCTGACAATTACATTGACGATGGATCGTGGATCGATGAATTGACGCAGGACATTAAATTGGCGAGGGCCGTGATTAAACAAGTTTCCACAACAGAAAGGATAGAGAAATGATTGACGATGCAGATATTCCCCGTTTGGCCGTGCACGTTTCCCGTTGTTGCGAATGGGATGGCGAAGACATTTGCGCCGTGTTCCTTGAAGCTTTGACCGATGCTAATTTCCATTCATTAAGGGAAATATTAGAAGAGACAATCAAAAAAGAATTTCAAGAACATGTGTACAAACCCAGTAAAACCGATGTATAATTCAACTGTCTAATCGGCCGATTAGATACAACCCTAGAAAGAAGAGAGAACGCAATGAGCAACCCAGTAACACCCTTCCGCAATAATCTGTTTGCATCCCGTGGCATGGACATTCAGTCCGCACTGGACTATGCAGAGATGATGATTAATACTTTGAGTTCCACTGATCAAGTGGCCGTCCGGACTGCATTCGGTGTTGTGATCAACACCATCGAAAGTGCAGTGACCCAGTCCCAAGGCCCGAGCCCCGAGAAGATCGCAATCATTGCACTGATCGACGAGCGGATTGCAGAGCACAAACTGATCCGCGAAGACGCCATCGGTGAGGTTGTGGATGCCCACATCCACAACCTTGATGACAAGATCGCGGACTGGATGGATAACAACCTGCGCGATAAGATGATGGACATCTTGGCCAACGAAGATATCGACGATGACATTTCCAACTGGATGTCAAACAACTTCGACATCACCGATTACAACGTGGACGATGCAATTGAATCTTGGATGGATAACAACATAGATGAAAAGATTCAAGACGCAATAAGTAATATTGAATTCAGTGTTACCGTTAAATAATCTGTGCTATAATCCATGCACTGGGTCAACCGATCCAGTGCAACTTAAACCCTAGAAAGAAGAGAGAACATGAAAACATTAACAGTAATTACAATTGACGGTAACAAGTTTGGTTTACCCGAGGGCCTTGTTAAAAAAGACGTTCACGAATTGATCGGATTTTTGCATAGTCTGACAGCAATCAGCACCCAGTATGACTGGGAAACCAGTCAGGATTTGTGCGTGTATGACAACGGCCCAGTGACAATTAAAGTGTCACAGGAAGAAATCACTGACAAGGCCGAGGCCCGTAGACTTAGCAAAGAGAGCCAAGACCGATATGAAACCAAGAAGGCCCAAGAGAAATTAGACAAGGCCACGGCCCAGTAAGCGCTGGTCTAGGTTGTATGTACATACAACCTAGAAATCACAAACACAACGGCAGCCTAACTGGCTGCCTTTTTTGTCAGCCGGTGTATTACTATACAGAGTATAGTAATACTGGGCCACAGGCCCAGTATGCATAGCACAGACACCAATGGCACGCCATTGGTGTTTACCCTTACTCTTTTTTTCTTATTTTTTCCCTCATAGGTGGTGGCGGGGGTGGGTGGGCCCGCTGTTACCTCTGTTGTCTACGTATAGGGTTACATCCTTTAGAGGGGGGAGGGCCATAAACAGCCCGTCAAGCGCAGCCGAAACCTTCGCCCTGTTTCTGCCAAATTTCAAACCTTTTTAAACTTGGTCCGCGGAAAAGACCCCCCTTGTTGTTTTAAATGCAATCAGGGGTTATATTTATGCAAATTTCAAAACGTGGCCTATGCACTCTACAAAACCCGATGACGTACAAGACGAACAGCTTCGCCTAGAGCTACGCTTAAAACTCTTGGAGGCGCAGGAGCGTGCAACCACTGACTTCTTGTCTTTCTGCCAGTACGTCTGGCCCGAGATGCTCGTTGGGGAACACCACAAACGTATCGCCAAAGCCCTTGATCGTGTAATAACCGGCGAGTGCAAACGCCTGATGATTGCGATGCCTCCCCGTCACGGCAAATCCCAGCTTGGGAGCTATTTGTTTCCGGCGTACATCATGGGCCGGAGCCCTGACACTAAACTCATTGTTGGTTCTCACACTGCTGAGTTAGCGCAGCGTTTTGGCCGAATGATTAGAAACCTTGTTGAGGACGACAAATACAAAGAGTTGTTCCCAAAGATGGCCTTGTCAGTTGACAGTAAGGCGGCCGGTCGGTGGAACACGGCCCAAGGCGGTGAAGCGTTTTTCATTGGTAAGGGCGGTGCGATGACGGGCCGTGGTGGTAATGTTGTCGTGCTGGATGATATTTTGGATGAGCAGGATGCTGTGTCTGAAACTGCGATGGAGAACACGTGGGAGTGGTACACGTCAGGCCCTCGCCAGCGTTTGCAGCCGGGCGGCGCAATCATTGTCATTAATACGAGATGGAAAACAGACGATCTGTCGGGGCGCTTGCTCAAGCAGCAGGGCTATTTGAAGTCAGACCAGTGGGAAGTTTTGGAGTTTCCAGCTATTTTGCCGTCCGGAAAACCCCTGTGGCCCGACTATTGGAGCATCGACGAGTTGGAGAAAGTCAAGGTATCCATTGGCTTGAAGAAGTGGAACGCCCAGTGGCAGCAGCAGCCGACAAATGATGAGGGTGCTATTCTGAAGCGTAACTGGTGGCGCAAGTGGAAGTACGATGATCCACCAGAGTGTGAGTATTTGATTCAGGTATACGACACGGCGTACAGTAAAAAAGAAACTGCTGACTTCTCTGTTATTTCGACGTGGGGCGTGTTCTATCCTGATGCTGATTCTGGTGCCAATCTGATGCTGCTTAATGTGCGCAAGGGCCGTTGGGATTTTCCTGAGTTAAAACGCATGGCCAAAGATGAATACATGTATTGGAAGCCGGACAATGTTTTGATTGAAGCGAAAGCTACTGGCACACCATTGCAACAAGAACTGCGTAAAATGGGCATTCCTGTTACGATGTTCTCTCCCGGCGGGCGGCGCTCGGGCCAAGATAAGGTATCCCGCGCCAATGCCGTGGCCCCGCTTCTTGAATCAGGCATGATCTGGTATCCTGAAGGTAAGGAGTGGGCCGAGGACCTTGTAGAGGAATGCGCGGCTTTTCCTAATGGAAACAATGACGACCAAGTAGATACTGCGGTGATGGCTTGGACGAGATTCCGTGCTGGTAACTTTATTGCGTTGGAAACGGATGATGATACAGAAGACGAGCCGGATACAACACCAGTTGAGTATTATTGAAATGCCGCATAAAATGTCTTGAATATTTGACGAGGACCTCGGACCATGGCCCAAGAATTGATTGACAAGATACGTGCTGCTGCTCAGGCAAAGGGTATTGATCCTGAGGTAGCTTTGGGTATTGCAAGGGCGGAAAGCGGCCTTGATCCAAATGCTAAGGCAAAGAGTTCCTCGGCCTCGGGTCTGTTTCAGATTTTAAATAGTACGTGGGCCGGGAACAAGGGAACGCCCGGCAAGCAGTTTGATGAGAACGAGAATATCCGTGTGGGTACGGACATTATTTCCAAGAATGTGCAGAGTTTAAAGGGATTCCTTGGCCGTGATCCGAGTCCCAAGGAAGTGTATGCTGCGCATTATTTTGGCGCAACGGGTGCGCAGAATATTTTGTCTGCAGCGCCTGATACTCCGACAAAGCAATTGTTTTCGGAAAAGGTTTTGGCGGCTAATCCTAATTTAAAGAATAAAACGGCGGCTCAGGTATTGGCTCAGCTTGAGGGCAAGTTAAAGATTTCGACGTCTAATGTTTCACGTGAAACAAAGCAAGCCAAAACAGAACCTACTCCTGCTGAGGAGATCATGACCAAGGCCCTGCCAGCGGGAACAACTGCCAGTGTTTCACGTGAAACAATGATGAAGGGTATGCCTGATATCAAGAGCATGCCGGCAAGCTATCAAGCCGCTTTTGCTTTAGCAGCTTTGGCTGATGCGCAGGACGAAGAGGATGATCGGGTATATAACGAGAACAAGGGCACGGAGACAGAAGCTTTCTTTGCCAACTACAAGCCTGTTAATCATCTAGCCTCCCTTGATTTAAGCGTCAAACCTTTAACGTTCAAAGAGGGTGGTGACGTAGACGCTGAAGATTTAAGCAAGCCATCTTTTGGCAATCCTAATATTAAGAAACAAGGCGAGGCAGCAAGGAGACTTGCTGCGATGCGGGATGTCAACACACTCCCCGATCCTAAGACATACGCAGTAGCTTCTGGTCTGCTGGGCACACGGCCCGATCAGATGGGTTTTAGTGTATTGAATCCCAAGTACAAAGAGATAATGGACGTAGCCAATCCTGCTTTTTATGCAGGTACGGCGTTGCAGATAATAGTCCCCGTTGCTCAAGGTCCCGGCATGGGACGTATGGTTGGTGCAGCGGAAAGAGCTTTGGAGCCAGCGGTACGCAGAACATTGGAAGGTGGTGGTAAGGCTTCTGAGATGTTGCAGGCTTTGGCAGCACCGCCCTCACAGATGTTTGTTCGTGCAAGGCCGGAAGCAGCAGCGCGGCACGCGAACCTGCAGGCTCAAGGCTTGTCACCAGAACAAATCCGTGCGCAGAATTTAACTTTGGTTGATAACCGCGGTAATTTGTTGGAAGAGATCAGTGATGCGCCGGCAGTTTTGCAGCAAAAGACAGCTTCTGTGCCGCGTAATTTTTACGACATGCTGGCGCATCCGGAGCTTAAAAGCATTTATCCCGGATATGACATGCCTGATGTGCGGATAGGAACAACAAGGCGCAAGAATGCACCGTTGGCTTCGGCTTCTTTTGGAGAAAGAGAAGGAATTCAAGGAACAGTGCGTAGTTTGCCGGGTGATGATGTTAGGGGCACGGTCCGCGGAACTTTGTTGCATGAAGGCCAGCATGCAATTCAGTCCATAGAAGGTTTCACAGAGGGTGCAAACCCCAGTGCTTTTGTTGCTTACATTAAAGCGAAGCGCGGTATATACCACAGTGATCCTACGGTCAACGAAAATGTTATTCGGGAGATGGAAAGGGCGTACCCTAATTTGCCTGAGGTTACGGACAGGATAGGGCAGGATCTTAAAGCTAGATACGGCAAAGTTTTTCCTTCAGACAGACGCGTAGGGGAAGCTTTGTACAGGCACATGCCGGGTGAAGTGCAGGCGGACTTGGCGCGTATTCGCGGTAATTTGACGCCGGAAGAGCTTAAAGCAACGCCGCTTGAGACATCGATGCAGCAGTTAAATATTAATCCTGCCAATATTTTGCAGATGAGCAAGAGCGGTTCGCGCCCTGACAGGCAGATTGGTGATTTGGAATATGATGTTTATGGCTACGCGGACGGCGGTGAAGTGGACATGGAAGGCGAAGAGATAAAATTCTCTACGCAACAACAACCAAAATATGGAAGTTTGCCCGTGCCTCCCCCACCTCCTGCTACTCGCAGTGCAAAGGAATTAGACGCTTACATAAAGGCATTGAATCCGGGTGCAAAGATTTCGTATTTCCCTGAAGGGGGCGGTACATTGGGGCATGTTAGTTCAGATGCTCCAGATGTTTTAAATATTCAAAGAAAATTATCTCCGCAAAGAGATGAAGAGACCAAGCTACATGAATTAGAGCACAGCCTTACGTTCAGGGCTGGTGATCCGCTGGGTCGTCCAAAGATAAAAAAAGTGGACAACAATTACCAAGCGTATTACATGTTGGGTGATTGGCGGCCAATGTCGGAGTTTACACAAAACATGGCGGATAACCGTGAAAAGCTAGAGCAATTCTTTGGTCGTCCTTTAAACAATGCTTACTTCCAACAAGAAACACTAGCGTCTGTAAAAAAACAGCAAGGAGATACTTCAGCCTTGTTTGATGAGCAGTTGGCAACCTTGTCTGCGTTAGAGCAGATTACAGGAAAGTCTTTGACGCGTGATCCGGAGATGAAGAAGTTGTTTCCAAATACGCGAGTAATGTCTGTTTTTGATGCATTGACTGGTCCACGTCAAACACGATTAGATGCGCGTGATCTACCACCTAGCACGCCTCAGCCTGCATATGTATACAGGGATAACCCCGTTACGCAGTTCTTGCATAAGCACTTGTTAGGTGATAATTTTTATCCGTATAAGAAGCCTGTCCGGCGTGCAGACGGTAGCCCTGAAGGGGGTGAAATAGCGCCGCGTTTGACCCCGCAACAGATGGAAAGAATCGCGGCCCAAGAATTAGCGGAGCGGGAAGCGGCAAGCAATGCTGCTTTTATTGCGCAGAAGTCAGGCATTGGTCGCAAGGCAGGCCCTGTTTCTCAGGCTTTGCAGTCTGGTCAGGGGCAGATAGAGTTTCTTAAAGGCATGACCAACGTACCTCAGAATATTCTGGGTGCGCCGATGGATATTTCTAACATGATTGCCAACGTATATGGCGGTGGTGTTGAGAAGCCGTTCATGGGCAGTGAGTATCTGAAGGAAAAATCACGGGCCGCGGGCCTTGGATTCACCCCGTCTACCGATCCCACCTTAGCCGGCTTCTACGGTGCGGGTGATTTAGGCAGTAATCTTGTTAATCCGGCAGGCGTTACGCGCGCAGGTGTGCAGGCAGCAGGAAAGACGGGCGAAGCAGCTAAGATGTTGGCCCAAGACTTCCAGCAATACAACCAGAACCTAGCAGTTCCCGGTGCTTCGTATGCCGTTCGCAATAAGGGCACACCGGTTGCTATGTCAGGACTTCCGTTTTTGTCTAATGTTGATGAAGCAGAATTCCTTGTTAAGGGAGTAATAGGCAGCGGAAAAAAACCTTTAGAATTAACAGATAAATCCTTGAGCGATTGGTTTTCAAAAACGGTTACTCGTTATCTTCGTTCAGACTTTGCAACGCCTCAGGATCAATTGGTCAGGGCTGCAGAAGAGAACAAGATGCTGCATCTTGCCCCTAAAGAATTCTCTGATTCGGCAGAAGATCAAGCACTTAAACATTTCCTAGGCCGTAGACAATCTGATTTAGAGTACATGCGTCAAGCGGAAGGGTTTGGTAAGTCTAATATGGCAACAACACCATACGGACAACGCATAGAAGACATAACAGATATTTCTGCGTATCCGGAAAGGGTGGGGGATTTAACACCTAACAGGGTGCCTGCAAGCATGCGCAATCTTGTAGAAACTCAGCCCGAAGCACGGGTAACGGATTTTGCGCCCAACATAGTAGAAAACCTAAAGTTAGAACAGTTGCGGGACAAGATGCTGGATGTTCGTCAATCAGACGGAAAGTATGGAGCATACGGCCAGCCTGCCGTTAAAATACCTTCAGAATTTTTGCTACCAGACGATACATTGGCAAAATTAAATGTTGCAGCAGCTTCTAATCGGATGGCGCGGTATACAAAGTGGCAAGATGAAACTAGGCAGAAGATGGCCACTACGGCTCTTCGTGCAGATCCTGCGTTTTCAAGAGCGGAGTTACAGGAAGGTAAGTTTTTAGGTGTTGCATTGCCTAATATTAAGAAAAACCCACAAATTAAACAACTGGTTACTGATGTGGGATGCGATGGTGGGTGGTGCACAAGGTACACACCAAACGCTGAAGCCTATGCCTCTGGGTTTAGTCGACTGCATGTGATAGTAACGGGAGAAGGCAAACAAGCGCGCCCTGTTGCCCAGTTTGCTATTGCTGATTCTGGCCCATCCTATGATACAAAGCGTTTTTCTATTACTGAGGTAAAAGAAAAAGGAAACACAAAAGATTTTGCAAACAATCCAGCGCTTCCCGCAATTCAAGAATACATCCAGTACCTTGACAAAACATACGGCGGCCTTGATTATGTGGATGACTTAAAAGGGCTGCGTATGACGCAATTGCCTGAATACCCAATGCAACTGTTAGATTTGTTTAACCCCACTGTTCAACAAAGAAGAATGTTGAAAAACAAATATGGTAGTGAGGAGAACGGCTTCAGGGCAGTCAGGGACAAAGCAGTTGATCTAAACAATGGATCTCGGTTTATGACAGGGAACGAAGATGCGGTTGCTAATTCGCTGGAGCAAGCTATGCAACTACTTGTCGGTCCAAAAGAAACCTTAGCACGCCGAATCCAAATGAATTTATTTGGACTCCCCAAAGAAAAGGCCACTGGCGGTATGATCGAGCGCCAGCCCAACGATAACCGCAGATATCTGTAAGGACACAGTATGCCAATTGAAAAGAACATGACAATCGACGACTTGCCTGAGGGCGATGTCGCCGTTGAGATGGAAGATGAGTTGCCCTCGGATATTGACATTGAGTTTGATACAGAAACCGGTGAAGTTGTTGTAAATATCGGGGCAGAAGACGATGATGTTGCCTATGACAGCAACTTGGCCGAGATCATTGAGCCTGATGTCTTGCAGCTTATCTCGTCTGACTTGATGTCTTTGTTTGATGCTGACAAGTCTTCACGCAAAGAGTGGGAAGAGCAGTACAGCAAGGGCATGAAGATGCTGGGCTTCACGTTTGAAGAGCGTACCAAGCCGTTCAAGGGCGCGTGCGGCGTGCAGCACCCACTTTTGACAGAAAGTATTGTTCAGTTCCAAGCCCAAGCGCTCAAAGAATTGATGCCCGCGGGCGGGCCCGTGCGCACGCAGGTGCTGGGCAAGGAAACACGTGAGAAGTTAATGCAAGCGGACCGCGTGCGTGACTTCATGAATTATCAAATCACCACGGTGATGGAAGAGTACACACCTGACTTTGATCAGTTGTTGTTCTATGTTGGCTTTGGTGGCTCGGCCTTTAAGAAAGTTTATTACGACGAGGCCAAGGGCCGCATGGTAAGCGCTTTGGTGTTGCCTGATAACCTGTATATCCCTTACACAGGCTCATCTGTGATGAGCGAATGCCAGCGGATCACGCACCGCGTTCCGATGTCCACTAACGACTACCGCAAAGCCGTCATTCGTGGTCAGTACTTGGATACAGCGCAGATGACGACGGCGGCAGAGACGGGCCAGAGCATTATCAAAAAGGAAACAGACCGCACTACGGGTGTTGATCCTACTGGTGTGGAAGAAGAGATCTGTTTGCTGGAGTTCTTGGTTGATTTGGACATCCGCGGCTTTGAGCACAAGGATGAAGACGGCGAAGAGACAGGCATCAAGCTGCCTTACATCGTCACCATTGACGAGATCTCTCAATCTGTTGTGGGTGTACGCCGTAACTGGAAAGAGGGCGATCCTCTGTTTGCCCGCAAGCAGTACTACGTGCATTATTTGCTTGTGCAGGGTCCCGGTGCGTATGGCTTGGGCTTCTTGCACTTGGTTGGTGGTCTTACGAAGACAGCTACCTCTGCTTTGCAGCAATTGGTGGACGCTGGAACGCTGGCTAACTTGCCAGCAGGCTTTAAAGCCAAGGGTGCGCGCATTGCAAACGACGATACACCTTTGTCGCCCGGTGAGTTCAGGGATATGGACGCTGGTGGTGCTGAACTGTCGGCTTCCTTGTTGCCATTGCCGTACAAAGAGCCAAGCCAGACCTTGTTTGCGCTCCTAGGTTTCTGCGTAGATGCTGGCCGCCGTTTGGCAAGCATTACCGACATGCAAGTGGGTGACAGCAACCAGAATGCTGCTGTGGGACCGACGATTGCATTGCTTGAAAAAGGCAGTGCGGTCATGTCGGCGATTCACAAGCGTTTGCATTACAGCCAGCGCATGGAATTTCAATTGCTGGCCAAAGGTTTTGCAGACTATTTGCCTGCTGAATATCCATACGATGTGCCCGGCGAGAGCCGCAGGATTAAGGCCCGTGACTTTGATGACCGCATCGATGTCTTGCCTGTCTCTGACCCCAACATTTTCTCTGTTGCCCAGCGTATCACGATGGCGCAGACGCAGTTGCAACTGGCTCAGAGCGCACCGCAGATGCACAACATGTATGAGGCCTATCGCCGCATGTATGAAGCCATTGGTGTGCGTGATATCGACACCATCTTGAACACACAGCAAGTGGATAAGCCAAAAGATCCTGCAAGCGAGAATGCACAGGCGCTTGATGGCTCACCATTGAAGGCTTTTGCCGGCCAGCAGCACGATGCACACATCTTGACCCATATCTTGTTTGGTATGAGCCCGATGATGCAAGGTATGCCCAACGTGGCGGTTACTTTGCAGAAACACATCTTTGATCACATCCGTTTGAAAGCGGAAGAAGAGGTAGAAGCGGAGTTGTTCCAGCAATACGGCACAGATCCTGACCAACTTATCTCATCTTTGCAGCGTGAGGCTATGATTGCAATCAAGGTTGCGCAAGGTTTCCAAGAGGTCAAAGCTTTGCAGAACCAATTGATGGGCCCACAGACCGATCCTCTGGTTGAATTGAAGAAACAAGAGCTTGGACAGAGCGCTCAACGCGATCAAGCGAAGCTGCAGATGGACCAACAGCGCCTTGGCCTTGATCAACAGAAGGAACAGGCGGACGTTCAGTTTGATACTGCACGTTTGGCACTGCAACAACAGGCTGCTGCACAGAAGAATTCTCAAGATGCCATACGAAATGCCCAACAAGGAGCAAAAAATGCAAACCAAAGCAACAAAAAGTCCTAAAAAAGCGCCCAAGGAGATGTCCGGAGCGCCAAAAAGTGTAAAAACACCACAGAATGATCCACGTGTTACGTATGTTTACCGAAAAGATGCATTTAAGAAGGTAAAACTAGCGTAAAAGTGTGCATAATAGCCACGTAACCTTCGGACAGGGGTCTATCTGTCTGCTTCATTGGAGTTATCCATGCTTGAATTTGCAGAGAAAGTCATATTTGCCATTCGCAGGCTTGAAAACGAAACTAAAGACTTCGTTAGCAGCGGCAATGTCAAATCGATGGAGCAGTACAAACATTTGATGGGCCGGTTAGAGGGTTATGCGTTTGTTCAGGAAGCCATACAGGATGTCTTGAACAAGAACTCTGATCTATAAAGGACCAAACAGATGGAAATGACTGCATTAGAGAAGCGATGGGCTGAGGAAGCGGTTGAAAAAGCCGCCTTTGAAGCCGCTCTTGCTGAGGCTGCCAAGATTGAAGAGGCAGAAGAAGAGCAACGCATCGAAAACATCAGGGAACACCTTCCACAGCCCACAGGTTGGCGGATTGTTGTTTTGCCCTACAGAGGCGCTAAGAAAACCAAGGGCGGCATTGAATTAGCCGAAGAAACCTTGGAACGACAGCAACTCACTACCACTTGCGCATACGTTTTGGCCGTTGGCCCACTCGCTTACAAAGACACCGACAAGTTTCCGGACGGTCCTTGGTGTAAAGAAGGCGATTGGATCATTTTTGGTCGGTACGCTGGCGCACGTATGGGCATTGATGGCGGAGAGATCCGTATTCTCAATGATGACGAAATTCTGGCCCGTGTTAAGGACCCAGAAGACATTCTGCACATGTAAGGAAGCATATGACACAAGTAATGAACGATTCGCAGCTTGAGTTTGACCTTGGGGAAGATGAAAAGGCTACAGATGTAACCTTTGACAGACCTGAGGGCGATGAAAGCCCTGCAATGCCTGAGCCAGAGGCTAAGATATTTCAGAAACCTGAAGTTGATTCCGCTCCTAAAAACGAGTTGGATGAGATCAGTGAAGGTGTGCAAAAGCGCATCTCTAAACTTACTGCACGCATGCGCGAGGCAGAGCGCCGTGAGCAGGCAGCCCTTGAGTACGCCAAAGGATTGCAGAACCAGACGCAGAACCTCCAGCAAAAGCTTGTACAGACGGATTACAGCCGCTTAAGTGAAGCTAAGACCCGTTTGGATACACAGCAAGTGCAGTTGCGCCAAATTATTGCCAAGGCACGTGAAGAAAACGATGTCAACACTGAGTTGGAAGCGCAAGAACGCTTGTCTGCTTTAAGTGGTGAGCAACGTCAAGTAGCAGGTTGGTTGCAGTCGCAACAAGAAGTTGTTCAACAGCAGCAATACCAGCAAGCGCAACCAGCCCCTGTTCAACAACAGCCTCAACGTCCTGCTCCTAGTCCTCGTGCAGAGGAGTGGGCAGAACAAAACTCGTGGTTTGGACAAGACCGCGTGATGACTTATGCTGCGTGGGGCATACACCAAACACTTGTTGAACAAGAAGGTGTTGACCCAAATTCAGATGAGTACTATACTGAACTTGACAAACGAGTTAGGAATACTTTTCCAGACAAGTTTAGCCAATCCAGACAACAGCGTTCCGCGCCTGCTGTTGCCCCTGCCGCCCGTAGTTCGGGAATAAATAGTGCGCGCCGTACTGTCCGGCTTTCGCCGAGTCAGGTTGCTATAGCAAAAAAACTGGGCGTTCCTCTTGAAGAGTATGCCAAGTATGTTAAGGAGTGAAACAATGACTAAAGTTACTATCGACAAAGCCCCCCGCGCAACACGCGATACGGAAAAGCGTCGCCGTCCTTGGACCCCTCCTTCACGTCTTGACGCGCCTCCTGCCCCCGAAGGGTTTAAGCATCGTTGGATCCGTGCCGAAGTGAATGGCCATCTGGATAAACAAAACGTCTACGGACGTCTTCGTGAGGGCTATGAACTAGTCCGTCTTGAAGAGTTGCCAGAAGAATATCAAGGCATGATGCCTACCGTTGATGACGGTAAGCATGCTGGAGTGGTTTCTGTAGGTGGACTTTTGCTTGCAAGAGTTCCCGATGAGACTATTGCAGAGCGCAACGAGTATTACCGCCGTAAGGCTCAGGAACAGTTACACGCTGTTGACAACGAGATGATGCGAGAAAACGCTCACTCTACAATGCGGATTCAGAATCCTGAACGCAGTTCGCGCACAACATTCCGTCAACAATAAAACGTTGATATTTTAAATTTTTGTAGGAGCTACAAATGGCAAACGTTAATAAGCCTTTTGGCCTGCGTCCCATTGGTAACCTGTCTGCTACTGGAGCCCAGAAGCAGTATGGATATCAAATTGCGGATAACCAGTCCGGAGCAATTTACCAAGGCGACTTGGTTGTCGTATACGACGGTTACATCATTAAGTATGACGAAGCTACGCATGCCGCCCCCACAGGCGTCTTCAACGGCTGTCAATACAATGATCCCACACGTGCTAACAAGCCAACGTGGAAAAACTACTACCCCGGTAGTGTTGACATCACCACAGGTCAGATTGATTGCGAAGTGTTGGATGATCCCAACCAATTGTTCTTGATCCAAGCTGACGGTGCTGTTACTCAAGCCAATATTGGCAAAAACGCTGATCCTACTGCTTCCACAACTGGTAGCACAACGACTGGTATTTCTGCTGGTACTTTGAAATCATCGTCTATTGCAAAAACTGCAGCTTTGACTTTCAAAATTATTGGTCTGAGCGCCCAAGCCGACAATGCGTTAGGAACTTACGCTGTTGTCGTTGTTAAACTAAATCAACACCAGTACGGTAGCGTCGGTGTTGCATCTGACGGAGCATAATCATGGCTATTACACGTTCCCAACTGGTAAAAGAACTTGAGCCCGGCCTGAACGCACTGTTTGGATTGGAATACAAGCGTTACGAAAACGAGCACGAAGAAATCTTCTCAATTGAGACTTCTGACCGTGCATTTGAAGAAGAGGTCATGTTGACTGGCTTCGGCTCTGCTCCAGTGAAAACTGAGGGTGCCGGCGTTCAGTACGACACAGCACTGGAATCCTTCACAGCCCGCTACACACACGAAACCGTTGCTATGGCTTTCGCGTTGACAGAGGAAGCTGTGGAAGATAACTTGTATGACCGCTTGTCAGGTCGTTATACCAAAGCTATGGCTCGTTCAATGAGCTTCACAAAGCAAGTAAAAGCTGCTTCTGTGTTGAACAACGGTTTCACTGGCGGCAGCTATGCCGGCGGCGACGGCGTTGCATTGTTCTCTACAGCCCACCCAACTGCTTTGTCCGCCAACTATGCAAACACTCCCGCAGTGGCTGCAGACTTGAACGAGACATCGTTGGAGCAAGCCTTGATTGACATCGCAGCGTTTATCGACGAGCGTGGCTTGAAGGTCGCTTTGACTGGCCGCAAGATGATTGTTCCTAAGGAACTGCAGTTCACTGCAGAGCGCCTGATGAAGAGCACTTTGCGTACTAGCACTGCTGACAATGATGTCAACGCCATCAAGTCTATGGGCATGCTCCCAGAAGGCTACTCTGTAAACCACTACTTGACAGACGTCAACGCTTGGTTCATCATCACTGATGCACCTAACGGCTTGAAAATGTTCGAGCGCTCACCTATCAAGACAGCCTTTGAAGGCGACTTTGACACAGGTAACGTTCGTTACAAGGCTCGTGAGCGTTACAGCTTCGGCTGGTCTGACCCACGTGGCGCTTACGGTTCACCCGGCGCTTAATCCAT